GGCCTCGATCTTCAGCGTCTTGGTCACGGTCGCACGGATCGTCACTTCGTAGGTCTTCATACTCAACTACTCCTCGGAAAATATTTGTCGCCGTCTTCGTCTTCTTCCAACTCGTCCTTGGGATACCACTCGGTGTCATAGTCCCGTATCTCGACATCGACACCGTCCGGTGCCTCGATGATCTCGGGGATGCCACCTCTGATGGTGATGATGACTCGCTTCTTGTCGCTCACGATTGCACCTCCACTTCCAGATACTGCACCACATAGGGATAGTCATCGTCATCCTCGTCATGGGGCGGGTGGTACCAGACATTCACGCATAGCACGAACTTGTCCGGAACTTCCGTATTACGCCAGAGGAAATAGTTGCACTCCCCCTTGGCTATCCATTCGTCGTCCTCACTCCTGCCATAGTTGTCCCAGTCGAGGATGACCTCACTCAGACAGCCCTCGTCAGGCAGGTTGTCGGGGTCGAAGTCCTCTTGCTTGATGATCATGTAGTTCACGGTCATGCCTCGTCCTCCTTCTTGAGCGTCACCACGCATAGCACTTGCACCGGCCCCAACTCGTAGTCGTCCGGGTCTTTGCCCATGTCCTCAAGGTTTTGCCGGACGGTCTCGATGACAATCTCATCGAACCCCAGTGGGCATCCGTACAACTCGTCAAGGCTGTATATCAATTCGACATCGGCTCTCTCGCGTGTCTTGCTCATGCCTTGTCCTCCTCCTTCGTCAGTTCTGCGTAGTACCCACGCAAGTATTCGTTGTGCATATCGTTGAGCGGCTCACCCGACCGTCCGTACCTCAGCACATCCTCCACCCACGCCTCCAGACCACCGTCGTAGCCCTCGCAGATGTTGGTGATGACGCGATCCACGATAGCGTCGATGAGTTCCTTTCTGTTCATGCCTTGCCCTCCTCTTTGATCTGCACATCGCAGGTCACAGTCCAGTTGATGAACTCGTACTTGTCGGGGTCGAGACCTCGGTCGATCAATTGCTTCCTGAATCGGGCGTTGGCCTCATCGATGAACCCGATACCCGCCAGAAAAATATCAACCATCTCCACGCTCAACTTGTTCGGCGCGGGGTCGGCCTCGTCCACCATGTACTCGTCGGGGTCTTCGTCCCATGTCGTCCAGTACGAGTCGCTCTCCTCGTCGTCGGTCATCTCCTTCCACTCGTCGGGGGTGATGTCCTTGTGCAAGCACTCGTCGGAGCAGTAATAGGCCATGCCACCGTCTATGCAGTAGCCCTCGTTCATGCCCTTGCCGCACTCGTCGCACTCACGGGCGTACTTCTTGTAAGCCATGTCACTCACCCTCCTTGCCAAAGATGAAATCCGCGTGGGCTTCCAACACCGCCCAGTTGATGCCCTCGTTGGCATCGTGGTAACGCTTGGCGTGCCACAGCACTTCCCGTGCTTGCTCGTCGGTCAGGTCAGGGCGCACCTCCTGCACATCACTGAAATGCCACTTGATAGTGATGGTGTCCCGGTCGTTCGTAGTCTCGTCGTTCATGTTCAGCCCTCCTCGCGCTTCTTCTGGAGGCGGTACTGCATCTGGATCTTGAGCGCGGCGCGGCGCTTGCGCCCCTCGTCCAGAATCTTGTTGACCGTGTCGATGTGGTCGTGCAACGCCATGAGGTGCGTGGCGTAACGCCCGATGACCTCGCTCGGCTTGCCCGTGTCGTAGAACAGGCAGATCTCGTACGGGAAGGAAGACACGCCGTCCACGCCCCGTGCCATGTCGTTGAGGTTCACCGTCGAGACGGTCACGCCCTCCACCTCGGTCAACGCGAGGGTCTCGGGGTGGATGAACTCCCGGAGGGACGGGCGGTACTTGCCCTTCAAGAGGTCACCAAGGCTCGGCTTCTTGTCGTCGTTCATGTCGTTCTCCTAGTGGTTACTGCCCCGACCGGGGCGTGTCAGTTCAGCCAGCAGTGTCTTATCCGACACCACGATGTAGTTGCTCTTGTGCATCGGGACGATGCAGTGGTTGACTGCACGCGCCTCGCGCTCCCCGCACGGCATACAGGTCGAGTACCCCAGCGCCGCTCTCTGGGGGGACACCTCCTCACGCCTGCACCCCGCGCACCTCACTTGCCTGCCCTCGCGGTTGCCTCGCGGACGACCTTCATCATCGATCGACCGTGTGCCACATAGCCGATGACAGGCACCGTCTTGTCGTAGCAGGCGCGACATGAGCCGCACTTCCCGTCGTTCACGGCGGCATGACAGAGCATCACCCCGTCCGGCACAGCATCCACGCTCGGCAGGATGGTCGAACCGTGCAGGCCGGGTACGAATTCACCCATGACTGAATCCGAAGACAGTCGAACCGATACGTTCGGCAGTTCCTGCATCAGCCGGATGACAGCCATGAACTTCGGGAACTTGTGCATCCGGGTCGGGAGCCAATGCTGACACCACGGGGTGTCGCGCATGACAAGGTAAATCTTATGGGCGAGGTTGATGTGGTACATGTCACCGCTGTCGAACCACCGGAAGTATCGATCGTCTACCAATGAGGCGACCATGTCGCCCCACCACCCGTCGCGCTCCCAGTCCGCTCTGTTTGCGTCACGGGGCTTGCGGACATTGGGGAAGCGGTAGTTGCCCCCCACGGCGTAGCAGCCTGCACAGGCGTCTACGAGCGTCCCGTCACCGTTCAGCGAACCGGGGCAGGTTTCGAGGGCGTTGAGTGACCAAGAGCGGATGCCATCCAGTTTCGATACCGTGCTGATGTGGACTGCCATATCGGTCTCCATGTTTTTCATGTCTGCGTGAAACGCTAATTAGCGACCGTACCCCATGCGCCGTAGCGCCCTACAAGATACGGTCTTCCAGCCACGCGTAGTATAACATAAATTGACTTTAATACCATCAGTTAAATGAATTTGTGCTGGTCGAGTTGAAATAGGCAGGGGGAGAGCGTTCCGGGTTTTGTTCCGTTTGTTCCGTGTTGTGCCGGATTTCTAACTTTATTTATGGTACAGATTTGGGGGGGGTGAAAAGGGCGTAAGTGACTGATTTCTCTAATAATAATAATATAATAAGAATATACTAATAGGGGTTTGTTCCGTTTGTTCCGTGATTTCTAAAGTATAAGGAGTGGTTGGCTGGCAATTTTCATGTGGGATAAAGTATGTATTAACTACCTTGCTCCGTACCTCTCGATCGCGAAATTTCTCTCAACCTACTCCTTATACTATAAAAAACACGGAACAAACGGAACAAACTTGATTTTCGCTTTGCAATCAACGACTTACGCGTTTTGAAAACGGAACAAACTTGGAACAACCCGGAACAAATTACGGAACAAGATTGTGCCATTAGTCAAATATATACTTATGGTACAAAAAATTGGCAAGATGTTAGCGGCGGATTCCTACGCGGTCTGTATTTTCTGACTCCACGATTCCTAGGCAGCGCGTACAATTTTGATGGCCCAGAATGAACTTTGTACCATTAGTCAAAATTATACTTATGGTACAAACTTGGCCGTCACGCGCACATGAAGTCTTGATTGGGCGCTGCCTACACCGTTCGTAGGGTTTTTCATGTCTGCATGAAAGCCTAATTAAGCGGAACTCCGCGCAGGCAAGAGCACGGTGGATCGCGCTCGCACAGGGACGCGCTCGAAAACAAGGAACTGGTTTCACGGGGCGCGGGCAAAAAAATGCCCGCCGGAACCTTTCGGCTCCGGCGGGCGTAGTGGCCTAGGTTAGGCCTTGGCCTTGGCAGCGGCCTTGGCGGCGTTGGCGGCGATGTCGGCCTCGCGCTGCGCGGCCTCACGCTTCAGGCCGTCCTGCAGCGTGGTCTCGTAAGCGGCAAGTGCTGCCTTGAGCGTTGCTTCGGACGGGATGCCCGGTTCGCCACGCTTGGCAGCGTTGTTCCGGCGAGTCAGGGCATCATTCACCATCTTGCACTCCCGCCCCATGTAGGTGGCGGCGAAGGATGATGGGGTGCGAGCCCCCTTCCCGGTGCCGCCCTTCAGGATGTCGGCGACCTTCCGTTCCAGTTCCTTCATCGTGTTCGACTCGTACTTCTGGCAGTCTTCGCGGACAACCTTGTACGCCGCCTTGCGTGCCGGGTCATCCTGTCCCATCTTGCCGTAGTCATAGGTGGACAGATTGCACGCCATGTCGCGCGTCAGGGTGAGCACCGTTGCGCCCTTCGGTGCCTTCGGAGCCTTGCCGTTCTCGGCGGAGACTTCCTCAGCCGAAGTACCGGACAGGACGAAGTGGCGCTCTCCGGTCAGTTCGGCCTTGTGCAAGGCGATACCCTGCTCCAGTTCGGCCTTGGCCTCATCCGTCAAGCCGTTGGCGTAGCGCCGGGCGACCTCGGCGGCGATGTTTCCGGCCTTGGCCTTCATTTGACTGAAGGTGTATGCCAAGGTGGCCAAGGTGGATTTGATGATGTCAACAGACATAGTGCTTTCTCCGAAATGCGATGTAGCGGAATTGCTGCATCGTGATATGTTTATACCATTCTGGCCTAGACAAGTCAGTTTTCATGTAGAGGTGAAAGCCTAATCAGGCCGGAGCCGCGCCTAGCGTGTCGCGCCCGCACCAAGTCGCGCTCGACAACACATAACTGGTATCAGATCGCTGGCGCAAAAAAAGGAGGAGGCCGAAGCCTCCTCCCTAGGTTCAGTAGTCCGAGAGAGTCCAGAAGCCAATCCACATCAGCCAGAGCGTGGTGCGGCGCGGCAGTTCGTGGCGATACCGCAGCCGCCAGTAGGTGTACCAGTAGCCCTTGGCTTCCATCAGGTCGCGGACTTCATCGGGGGACTGATAGGACATGATGTTCATCTTCGTTTCTCCGTGGTGATGGCTCGGGGGGCTTACGCCCCCCTTGCCGTTGGGGTCACTCGCTGTGCGAGTAGCCGTTGATGCCGTGCATGGAGCGGGACACTGACTCGACCATCGCGGTGGCCGGGTAGCCCTTGATGCCGAGCATGCACATGGACTGTGCGGTGAACTCACGATCGAAGTGCGTCAGGTACTCGCGGAGGATTCGGCGAACCTCGCGGTACTTCTTATTGCCGAGCCATTGGCGACAGTCGCGAAGCGCGGTGCGTTCCTTCGCACGACGGGACTTGATGGTCGAGTAGTCGATTGTGTGAGACATGGTGCTTTCTCCTATGTGATGGCTCGGGGGGCTTACGCCCCCCTCGCCGTTGGGGTCAGGCCGGGTATCGCCCGGTCAGACGATGGTACTTCTGGATGTGCGGCGCGATGCCGTACATGAAGTGCAGGGTCGCTTGGTTCCTGCCGTACCTGCGGCGCAGGAAGTCCGCGTGATGCTCTCGGGTCATGCAGAGCAACTCTGAGGGGAAGCGAACCGTCTTGCCTTGCGGCGTGACAAGTCGCAGGTCGAAGTCGAACCTCAACTGGGTCATCTTGCTTTCTCCAAATGCGGCACGATTGCCGTGGTATTTATATATCAAACTCCAAGGGTATCGTCTACTTTGGAGTAGTTTTAACCAAGTCTGACCCCACCATACCCATACCCCCCGAAAATTTTTTGGGTCCCCCCGCTTACCCCTTACCCCTAAATCCGCACAAACGATCCCCTACTTTCTATAGAACACCCCCCGGTCATCAATTTGGTACCATGCCCCTTTATCGTATATATTTCCTACCTAATGGACTTCCCCCTCATCCCAGACATCGAGTCTGACATCACGCTACCGAGCAACGCTCGGGAGGCCTTCCCCGACCTCACCCCTGCGCAGGAACTGGAAGTCAGGATGAACACGGTCCGCCTGATATCCGATCTGACCCTGCAGCCGATCGTGCCTGACTCTGAAGACGAGAAGGCCGCAGCCGCTGCCGTCCGCCAGATGGTCGAAGACCCTGAGTCTCGCCCTGATTTCGACATCTATCCAAACGAGACCATCGCACTGATGGCCGGGATCGCGGCGCGGTACAACCACATGATCGTCAAAGATCTAGCGGAACTGAAACTCTACGTGGTGAACCGCCTTTTTGAGGCCTCGGAGAGCGCCAAAGACGACAAGACGCGCATCTCGGCACTCACGAAGTTGGGTGAAGTGGACGGTGTGGACGCCTTCAAGAAGCGAAGCGAGGTCACGCACCAGATCAAGCCCGTCCAAGAGATCGAAAAAGAGTTCAAAGAGATGCTCGCTGCCCATCGGACGCAGAAAATGCTCGAAAAACAGCGTAATTCCACGTCGATCGACGCTGAATACGTCGAAATCCGTCAAGGTGCGGCTTCGTGACGGTCGAGAACGTCACCGACATGACGATGGAAGACGTCATGGACTTGGTGGAGATCGGTCTTACGCTGCCGGATGACAAAAAACCCGCCCATTTCGAGAAAGTAGCGGCCCTTCGCAAGCAGATCTTGCGCAATACGGGCAAGACCAACTTCTTGGACTTCATCCAGCACGTCTATCCGGGGTACAAAGTAGGCCCGCACCATCACAAACTGGCTCGTATCTTTGAAGACATCGAGGCAGGGAAGAAAAGGCGGGTCATCGTCAACATCGCCCCGCGTCATGGCAAGTCCGAGATGATCTCTTACCTCGCTCCGGCGTGGTTTTTGGGCAAAAACCCGCATAAAAAGGTCATCATGGCGTCCCACACTGCAGATCTTGCGGTGAACTTCGGTCGCCGGGTGCGAAATCTGGTAGGAAACGAGCGTTATCATGACATTTTCCCTCAAGTCGAACTTCAGGCCGATAGCAAGTCTGCGTCTCGCTGGGGTACGAATTTTAATGGTGAGTACTTCGCTATTGGCGTTGGCGGCGCTCTTGCTGGCCGTGGTGCCGATCTCTTTATTATTGACGACCCTCATTCTGAACAGGACGCTAAGCAGGGTCGAGCAGAAGTATTCGAGCCAGCATGGGAGTGGTTCCAGTCAGGACCTGTCCAGCGACTGATGCCGGGGGGTTCGATCATCGTCGTCATGACCCGGTGGTCGAAGATGGACCTCACGGGCAAGATCATCGATCACATGACGAAGAACGAGGACGCTGATCAGTGGGAGGTCATCGAGTTCCCGGCGATCCTCAACGACAAACCGCTTTGGCCCGAGTTCTGGGGCATCGATGAGTTGCTCGCCAAGAAAGCCTCGATGGACGTGCGGTACTGGCAGGCCCAGTACATGCAGCAGCCGACCTCCGAGGAGGGTGCCCTCATCAAGCGCGAGTGGTGGCAGGTGTGGGAGAAGGAGACCCCCCCTGCGTGTGAACACATCATCATGGCGCTCGACGCTGCGCAGGAGACCAAGAACCGCTCGGACTACAACGCCCTCACGACGTGGGGAGTGTTCTTCAACGAGGAGACCAAGAACTACAACATCATCCTCCTGAACGCGGTCAAGGAACGCCTTGAGTTCCCTGAACTGAAAAAGCGGGTCTTGGAGGAGTACAAGGATTGGCAACCCGATACCTTCGTGGTCGAGAAGAAGTCGAACGGGGCGGCGCTCTATCAGGAGATGCGCCGGATGGGAGTTCCGCTCATGGAGTTCACTCCGGGCAAGGGGCAGGACAAGATCAGCCGCGTGAATGCCGTGACCGACCTCTTCCACTCAGGGATCGTTTGGGTGCCTGACCGCCGCTGGGCATGGGAGGTGGTCGAAGAGTGCAACGACTTTCCTAGCGGTACCCATGATGACCTTGTAGACTCGACCACACTTGCCTTGATCCGGTTCAGGCAGGGGGGATTCATCAGATTGCCGACCGACGAGCCGGAGCCAGTGAAATGGTTCAAGAGCCATAGACGTGAGGGTTACTACTGATGGCCATCGACAAGAGTCTCTACGAAGCGCCGATCGGGCTTGACGCCCTGTCTCCCGAGCCAGCGATCGACATCCAGATCGAGGACCCGGAGGCAGTGTCGATCGGCATCGACGGGGCCATAATCGAGTTGATGAAGGACGAGCCTCGGGCGGAGGACTTCGACGCGAATCTTGCCGAGTACATGAGCGAGGGTGAGTTGCAGGGCCTTGCCACCGAGTTGGGTGGGTTCTACGACCAAGACATCGCCTCACGCAAAGAGTGGCTCGACACCTACGTGAACGGCCTCAAGATCCTCGGCATCAAGTACGAGGAGCGCACCGAGCCGTGGCCGGGTGCTTGCGGAGTCAACCACCCCCTCCTCATGGAGTCGGCGGTCAAGTTCCAGTCCGAGACCATCATGGAGACCTTCCCGGCGGCAGGTCCCGTCAAGGCCAAGATCATCGGCAAGGAGACCCCGGAGAAGAAGGACGCTGCGATCCGCGTTGCGGAGGACATGAACTATCAGTTGACCGAGAAGATGAAGGAGTATCGGCCTGAGCATGAGCGCCTGCTCCTCTCGCTGTCTCTCTCGGGCAACGCCTTCAAGAAAGTCTACTTCGACCCCTCGCTCAACCGCCAGACGGCGGTGTATATCCCGGCTGAGGACATCGTCGTGCCCTACGGGGCATCGAGTCTTGAGGCGGCGGACCGGGTCACGCACCGGATGCGCAAGACAAAGAACGAACTGCGCAAACTTCAGTATAACGGGTTCTATCGGGACATCGACCTAGGCGATCCGGTCAAGATCCTCGATGAGGTGGAGAAGCAGAAGGCGCAGGACCAAGGCTTCTCAGCGACGATGGACGAGCGGTTCCTGCTCCTTGAGATGCATGTGAACCTCGACCTGCCGGGCTACCCGGATGTGGACAAGGACAACAACGAGACGGGGATCGCCCTCCCGTACGTGGTGACGATCGACAAGGGCACGAACACGATCCTCGCCATCCGGCGCAACTGGCGTGAAGACGATGAACTCAAGGAGAAGCGACAGCACTTCGTCCACTACGGGTACATCCCCGGCTTCGGCTTCTACTATTTCGGCCTCATCCATCTCATCGGTGGACACAGCAAGGCCGCTACTTCCATCCTTCGCCAACTTGTCGATGCAGGCACTCTCAGCAATCTTCCGGGTGGCCTCAAGTCACGCGGCCTGCGTATCAAGGGCGATGACACCCCGGTCTCCCCCGGAGAGTTCAGGGACGTAGATGTCCCGAGCGGTTCTATCCGCGACAACATCCTGCCGCTCCCGTACAAGGAGCCGAGCCAGACCCTCTCGATGCTGATGGACAAGATCGTGGAGGACGGTCGCAGGTTCGCTGCGGTGTCGGATCTCAAGATCTCGGACATGTCCGCGCAGGCCCCGGTCGGTACTACGCTCGCCGTGTTGGAGCGCGTCCTCAAGGTGATGACCGCCGTGCAGGCGCGTGTCTACTACGCCATGAAGCAGGAGTTCAAACTGCTTGCGGGCATCATCCGTGACAACACCCCGGATGAGTATTCGTACGAGCCGGAAGTGGGCGATCGGAAGGCCAAGAAGGCCGACTACGACAACGTGGACGTCATCCCGGTATCAGACCCGAACGCGGCGACGATGTCGCAGAAGATCGTGCAGTACCAAGCGGTGCATCAACTCTCCTCGACCGCGCCGCAGATCTACAACCTGCCGTATCTCCACAGGCAGATGATCGAGACCCTCGGGGTCAAGAACGCCGACAAGATCGTGCCGCTGCCGGATGACGCCAAGCCGCGTGATCCGATCACCGAGAACATGGACGTGATGACGGGCAAGCCTGTGAAGGCGTTCATGTACCAAGACCATGAGGCGCACATCGCTGTCCACATGGCTCTCGCGCAGGACCCGAAGATTGCTCAGACGATCGGGCAGAACCCGATGGCGCAGCAGATCATGGCCTCGTTGCAGGCGCACATCATGGAGCACATGGCGTTCCAGTACCGCCGCGAGATCGAGAAGCAGTTGGGCGCTGCTCTGCCGCCCCTGCCGCAGGATGATCAGGAGGAGTACGACCTGCCGCCCGAGTTTGAGGCGCAACTCTCTCCGCTCGTCGCCGCTGCCGCAGCGCGTGTCTTGCAGAAGGATCAGGCCGAAGCGCAGGCCGCGCAGGCTCAGCAGCAGGCACAGGATCCGCTCGTCCAGATGCAGATGATGGACCTCCAGATCAAGCAGTTGATGGCGCAGACCAAGGCCCAGCAGATGCAGATCGACGCGCAGATCAAGCAGGCTGAACAGCAGCGCAAGCAGCAGAAGGACTTGCTCGATGCAGCGGCCAAGGCTGACGAACTCGACCTTCGCAAGGCTGAGACTTCCGGTCGGCAGCAACTTGAGGCTGCTCGGCTCGGCGTGGACATCCAGAAGCACAAGGCCGAACAGGGCCGCGAAGGTGTCCGCCTCGGTGTCGAGATCGGCAAGGCAAAGGAAGCCGCCGAGATCCAGCGCGAATCCGCCCGTCAGAGGGTGCAGCAACCGCCGAAAGGCGCAGGTGAGCAATGAGTTACACGAACGGCTTGGACTACCTTGAGGGGAAACTCAACGAGGAGACGGCTATGGTCGTCGCCAGCATCATCCAAGGTGGCCTCAGCGAGCCTGAGTACAAACGTCTTTGCGGGGTGTTACAAGGTCTTGAACTCGCAAGGAACTACATCAAAGACCTAGCAAAACGGCTGGAGGCCGCAGATGAGTAATATCGACATCGAGAAGACGCAGGAAGAGGCCGCGAGGGCCAAACTTCTGCCTGACCCCAAGGGCTACCACATCCTCTGTGCAATCCCGCACGTGGAAGAGGAGTACGAGAGCGGCATCATCAAGGCTGAGGACACCAAGCGGGTCGAGGAGCAGACTACGGTCGTTCTCTTCGTCCTGAAGATGGGCGATCTCTGCTACAAGGATGAGAGCCGTTTCCCGACCGGGGCATGGTGCAAGGTAGGGGATTTTGTCCTCACTCGCCCGTACCAAGGTACCCGCGTGGTCATTCACGGACGTGAGTTCCGCATCATCACCGACGACAAGGTGGAAGCGGTGGTCGATGACCCCCGTGGCATCCGTCGCGCATAAGGAGCAGAGATGAACACTGAAGCAGAAGAGTTCAAGTTCCCTGACGAGCAGCCTGCTGACGCACCTGCTGAGAAGGTGGAGCCTGAGTTCGAGATCAAGATCGAGGACGATACCCCGCCACAGGACCGTGGCCGCGCCCCCATGCCCAAGGAGGTTGTGGAGGAGTTGGACAAGGACGACCTTGAGGAGTACTCGGATAAGGTCAAGAAGCGTCTCGGGCAGATGAAGAAGGTCTGGCACGACGAGCGCCGGGCCAAGGAAGCCGCATTCCGCGAGAAGGAGGAAGCCCTCCGGTTCGCTCAGATGCGTGAGCAGGAAATTCGCCAACTGAAACAACGACTTGGAAATGGCGAGAAGGCATACATCCAAGAGGTGACGAAGGCGGCTAACACCGACCTCGCTGCCGCCAAGGAGCGCCTGAAGCAGGCTTATGACTCCGGCGATTCTGAAAAGATCACCGATGCGCAGGAAGCCCTGACCGACGCCAAGTTGAAGATCAAGCAGTACGAAAACTTCCGACCCTCTTTACAGGAAGAGGAAAGGAGTGTAGAAAATACACAACAGTACCAAGCGCCCCCGGCGCAGCCCGTTGCGGACCCAAAAGCCGAAGCGTGGCGTGCGAACAATCCGTGGTTCGGCGTGGACGAAGAGATGACCGCTCTCGCCTTGGGACTGCACGAAAAACTGGTCCGGTCCGGCGTCGATCCGCGTAGCGACGATTACTACGACCGAGTTAACGCGACGATGAGGAAGCGATTCCCCGAAACTTTCGAGGAAGAGCAGACTCAAACGAGTGGGGCTGAAAGGCCTTCTCGCACAAAGCCAGCCAATGTAGTGGCTCCCGTTACGAGGTCTACGGCACCTCGCAAGATCACTTTGACGCCTACTCAAGTCGCTCTCGCCAAGAGATTTGGCCTGAGCAATGAACAGTATGCCCGTGAAGTCATGAAACTGGAGAACAACAATGGCTGATAACAGACTCGCCCGTGAACTCGAAAGTCGAGAGACCGCGCAGCGCACGAAGACTTGGACGCCCCCTCAGACCCTGCCGGACCCTGCTCCGCAGCCGGGGTGGGTGTTCCGATACATCCGGACCTCCTCGATGGGCACTGCTGACCCGTCGAACACGTCTGCAAAGTTGCGGGAAGGTTGGGAGCCTGTGAAGGCCGAAGATCATCCCGAGTTGATGCATATGTCCGACCCGAATTCCCGCTTCAAGGGGAACATCGAGATCGGCGGCTTGCTGTTGTGCAAGGCACCCGAAGAACTGATGAAGCAGCGTGATGCTTACTACGAGCGTCAGGCCAAATCTCAGACCGAGTCCGTGGACAACAGTTTCATGAAGTTGAACGACCCGAGAATGCCGCTCTTCAACGAGCGCCGCTCTACGACGTCGTTCGGCAAAGGCAAATAAATCCACCTCTTAGGAGTACCTAATGGCTTATCCCTCTGTCGATGCCCCCTACGGGCTTAAGCCGGTCAATCTGATCGGCGGGCAGGTGTTCGCTGGCAGTACTCGGATGTACCCCATCCAGTACGGCTTCGCCACGAACATCTTCAATGGTGATTTCGTCGTCCTGTCTCGCGGGTTTGTGACCCGTGCGGCGATCGGCGCGACCACCGCTTCCAACGCTGTCACTGGCGTGTTCGTCGGCTGTTCCTACACCAATCCGATCACCAAGCAGAAGCAGTTCTCGCAGTTCTGGCCCAGCGGTACGCAGGCTGGCGATGCGGTTGCTTACGTCGTGGACGATCCGGATACGGTGTTCAAGGCGGTCGTCTGCTCGGCTACGACGGTCCTCGCTTCGGGCGCGAAGGCGCTGGTCGGCACTAACCTGTCGGCTATCGACAACGCGGCTGTTGCGTCGAGCCTCAACACGGGCAACTCGGCCAACGCTGTCCTCGCTCCGGTTGCTACCCCGGTTTCGACCATCCTGCCGCTTCGCTGCGTCGGTGTGGTTGAGGATACCGCTTCGGTTGCCACGGGTACGGGTTCGTCCTCGGGCACGGCGATCACTCTGACTGGTTCGGGCCTCTCGGCTGCGATCCCGGTTGGTGCGAGCGTGTCGTACCTTGCGTCGAACGGCCAGATCATCGAGACCTCGTCCTTCGTGACTGCGGGCGCTTCGGCGGGTGCGACTTCGGTCACGCTCAACGCGGCGGTTGCGGTTCCGGGCGGTGTCACGGCGATCCCGGCGGCGTCCACCATCCTCTTCACTGTGTATCCGGAGATTCTGGTCAAGATGAACGTCCTGACCCACGGCTACTACAGCAGCGTCACGGCTTAAGGAGCAGTAGAAAATGGCTATTTCACGCGCACAACTGTTGAAGGAACTGCTGCCCGGTCTGAACGCTCTGTTCGGTCTGGAGTACAAGCAGTACGGCGAGGAGCATAAGGAGATCTACGAGACTGAGACCTCCGAGCGTTCCTTTGAAGAAGAGACCAAGTTGTCGGGCTTCTCGGCGGCTCCGGTCAAGCAGGAAGGTCAGGCGATTGCGTACGACAATGCGCAGGAGGCTTGGACTGCCCGCTACAACCATGAGACGATCGCTCTCGGCTTCTCCCTCACGGAAGAGGCTGTTGAGGACAACCTGTACGACTCGCTCAGCAAGCGCTACACCAAGGCTCTTGCCCGCGCGATGGCGTACACGAAGCAGGTCAAGGCGGCTTCCGTTCTGAACTACGGCTTTTCGGCCCTTCAGACTGGCGGTGACGGCGTTCCGCTGTTCTCGGCGGCGCATCCGCTCACCTCCGGCGGTACCAACAGCAACCGCCTCACGGCTGCTGACCTCAACGAGACCTCGCTTGAGGCTGCGGTCATCCAGATCGCAGGTTGGACCGACGAGCGTGGGCTTCTCATCGCTGCGAAGCCCCGCAAACTCATCGTCCCGCCGTCCTTGATGTTCGTCGCCAAGCGACTGCTCGACACGGAACTCCGTGTTGGCACGACCGACAACGACATCAACGCGCTGAAGGCGATGGGTTCGATCCCCGGTGGCTACACGGTGAACCACTTCCTGACCGACACGAACGCTTGGTTCCTCACGACCGACGTTCCGAACGGCATGAAGCACTTCGTCCGTACGCCGCTGGCGAACTCGATGGACGGCGATTTCGACACGGGCAACGTGCGGTACAAGAGCCGCGAGCGTTACTCGTTCGGATGGTCCGATCCGCTCGGCATGTTCGCTTCGCCGGGTTCGGCCTGATGATCCGGGGGGAGGGGGCTTCGGCCCCCTCTTCCCCTTTTGTCCCTACAGGAGTACAACATGACTGGTGAACAGATTTCAGGCATCGTCCGCGCTCTCGCCGCTTCGCTGGGCGGGTTCTTCGTTGCCAAGGGTGTGGTGGACTCGGAGACGGTTCTCGCCGTTTCGGGTGCCCTCGCCACCTTGGCTGTCGCCGCGTGGTCGGTGTGGTCGAAGCGCAAGGCCGCTTGACCTTCGTTCAGATCTAGGTAAACCCCCGCCGTACTGACTCGCCTAGGAGACGTTGCACAGACAGTACGGCAACTTGTGCAAAAGGAGTCTTATTATGTCTTTCTCGACTTTCTCTGGCCCGCTTCGCTCGGGCACTGTCAAAGATGGCACCGTGGCTGCTGGCCGCAACACGGGCGTCGTCGTCCTCTCCCAGTCCTATGACACGGGCGTCGTGACTGCCGGTATCGGCAACGTCGATGTCCAGTTCGGCAACTTGCCGCAGGGTTCGCAGATCATCGACATCGTGGTCGATCAGGTTGTCGTTCCGGGTGGTACGTCCACGTCCACTATCTCGGTGGGCAACGCTTCGGGTGGCGCTCAGTTGATGGCGGCGGTGGCCACCACGGCTGGCGGTCGGTTCCGTGGTACGGCGACTGCTACGACTCAACTTGCGTGGCAGACCTCGACTTCTGCTGATACGCCGCTCTGGGCGCGTTACGCGGTGGGTACGGCGGCTGGTGTGGGCCGTGCGATCATCACGGTTGTCTACGCGCAGCGGGCGTCGGACGGTTCGCAGATCCCGGCTTCTGTCTAATCTCGGAGGACTAACATGTCCACGCAAACAGACGTCTTAGCCGTCCATACGGAGGCTACGGGGACGCTGGTGACTGGGCGGTACCGTCTGAAGGGCTATCAGGGCCTCTCGGGCGGTACTGCGGGTGACTTCGTGTTCCGTGATGGCGGTGCGACTGGTCCGGTTCGGATGCAGTTCAACGTCCCTGCGAACACGAACAACCCTTTCTCCAACCTCATCCCCGGCGAAGGGATCCTGTTCTACGACAGCATCCACGTCACTTTGCCGACTTCCGCGAAGGTCACGATCTTCTATGGCTAAGTCACCCGCTTGGCAGAGGAAGGAAGGAAAGAACCCTGCTGGAGGATTGAACGCCAAAGGCAGGGCTTCTTACAACAAGGCGAACCCCGGCAAGCCCGGCTTGAAGCGTCCGCAGCCTGAAGGTGGCTCTCGCCGTGACTCATTCTGTGCCCGGATGAAAGGCATGAAGAGTAAACTAACGAGCGCCAAGACGGCAAAGGACCCCAACAGCCGGATCAACAAGTCGCTCCGTGCTTGGAACTGCTGACATGAAGCACGAAACAGGCGAAGTCTTAAAAGCCGGACTTGATGCGATTTCCGTTTTCACGATGCTTGGAGCGTTGTTCGATATGCTTCCCTCAGTCGCTGCGCTCTTCACTATCCTGTGGACTGGCATTCGCATCTACGAGACCGATACTATTCAATCGATCATCAAGAAATTCAGGAGATCCGACGATGTATAAGAAGGGTGCTGATGGTGTGGCCCACAAGGGCAAGACCAAAGCCAAGGTCGTGAAGATGGCCTCGGGCGGTGCTGTCCGTGGCGGCGGCTGCGAGGCCAAGGGTAAGACCCGTGGCAAGATGGTCAAGATGGCAGGCGGGGGTAAATGCTGATGAAACGGATGAAAAAGTTTGCTGAAGGCGGCGAAACTGAGTTTACGTCCCAGTTCAAGCCTGAGCGTACAGACGAAGGCGTTAGCGTAAAGAAGTCCGGTGGGCAGAGTTTCAACGACGCTTTCCGCGAAGCCCGCAAGGCTGGCCTCAAGACGTTCAAGTGGCGTGGTGGGACCTATGGCACCAAGTTGGCCGGGGAAGACGCTCCTGCCAAGAAGTCTGCTCCTGCTGCTGAAAAGGAGAAGCCGGAATCCGATTCTGATTCTGCGCCCACCCGTCGCGCCGCTGCTCCTAAAGGCAAGTTGCCTCGCGGGTATCGCCCCAGCGTGAATGCTCCTACCTACGGTGAGCGGGTGTCCAGTCCATTCCGTAGACTTGGCGGAGATCTGTTCGGGCTTCGTGGTCAGGAAGACATCATGCGCAGAACTGGTGTCAGCCGAAATGAGGCTCGCGATATCGCTAAGAAGGCCGACCGCATCCGTGATTCTGAGTGGCGCGGTAGCAGTTACAAGAAAGGCGGCTCTGTCAAAAAGTACGCCAAGGGCGGCTCCGTCCGTGGCGGTGGTTGCGAGATGAAGGGCAAGACCAAGGGCAAGTTCGTCTGATGAAACCTTCACGTGGTATGGGAGTCATCGCGCCGGGCAAAATCCCCCGTGCCAAACGGCGTGGTGACTCCCAGCCCGTGATCGGTACTGGCAAGCCGATCAAGACGTTCAGCAAGGGCGGCGAGAGCAAAGTCAACGAGGCCGGGAACTACACCAAGCCCGGTATGCGCGAGAGCCTGTTCAAGTCGATCAAGTCCCGTGCCGTGCAGGGTACGAAGGCAGGACAGTGGTCCGCTCGCAAGGCACAGTTGCTGGCGAAGCAGTACAAGACCAAGGGTGGCGGGTACCGCGATTGAAAACGCCCCAGAAATCGCTCAAGGCGTGGACTCAGCAGAAGTGGAGAACGAAAAGTGGTAGACGCTCTTCTGACACGGGTGAGAGGTATCTTCCAGAGGCTGCTATCAAGAGCCTCTCCGCTTCCGAATATGCCAGAACCTCCGCCGCCAAGCGTAAAGGCAAGGCGCAAGGCAAGCAATTTGTGCAACAACCCAAGGGCATTGCTGATAAAACGCGCCGCTTCCGCCAAGCGGGCAAAGAGTAAGAAATCGTGACCTACGAAACGACAGCCTCGACTGAGTTCAATCTCGACCTGAACGCCATTATCGAAGAGGCGTTTGAGCGGTGCGGGGCGGAACTTCGTTCGGGCTATGACTTCCGGACTGCCAAGCGGAGTCTGAACCTGCTCCTCATGGACTGGGCGAACCGTGGCGTAAACCTGTGGACACTGGAGCAGGGCACTCATGCCCTGACCTACAACACGGGTACCTACGACCTGCCCGTGGACACGGTCGATCTACTGGATCACGTCGTCCGTACGGGGTCAGGCACGAACCAGATCGACATCAACATCAGCCGTATCTCTTCCAGCACCTACCTCGCCATTCCAAACAAGAACGCGACGGGCAGGCCGATCCAGATCTGGATCGATCGACGTACGGGGGCTACGGACTCGACGGGCAACCCCGTCTACCCCCAGTTTGTCGTGTGGCCGAAACCCGACAACGGTACGACCTATACCCTCGTCTACACGCGGTTGCGTCGGATGTTCGACGTCGGTAACGGGAGCAACGGGCAGGACATCCCCTTCCGGTTCTTGCCCTGCATGATCGCCGGACTCGCTTACATGCTGTCCATGAAGATCCCCGGCGCGGATGCCCGGATGATGGCGCTCAAGGCCCAGTACGACGAGGCTTGGGACTTGGCGGCTGGCGAGGACCGTGAGAAGGCCCCCGTGCGGTTCGTACCGAGGCAGAGTTTCTACTGATGTCGAACAGGTTTGCAAGTGGCAAGAACGCCATCGCGGAGTGCGATCGGTGTGGTTTTCGCTACAAACTGAAGCAGTTGAAGGGCCTCGTCATCAAGACCAAGAACGTGAACATCTTGGTCTGCCAGTCATGCTGGGACCCGGATCATCCGCAGTTGTCACTCGGCCTCTACCCGGTTGATGACCCGCAGGCGATCCGGAACCCGCGCCCAGATACGAGTTACTACGCGCCCGGCAATGACGGTGCGGGCGGTAGTAGAATGATCGAGTGGGGGTGGAACCCGGTAGGCGGTGCCAGCGGCATCGACAACGGTCTGACCCCGAACAGTCTGGCCCCGAAGGGCTATGTTGGAACCGTGACGGTCGTTACGACCTAGGAGTATTGAGATGAAGCACAGTGACATGAAGATGGACAAGGCCATGACGAAGAAGGCTGTCCACAAGCATGAGAAGGCGATGCACCCCGGCAAGCCCCTGACCAAACTCCGTGCTGGTGGCAAGACCAACAGCGAGATGAAGACGTATGGGCGCAACATGGCTAAGGTCATGAACCAGCGTAGTCCGACCCGTGGGAGGGGCTGACATGAAAAACTCGGGCAAGATCAAGAAGAACTCTGAGCCTACGGGCGAGAACGGCTACCCGGCGAAGGGCGTGAATGAGGGCATCACGCGCTCCACGATGCGTGGCGGCGGCGCTGCGACGAAGGGCAAGCAGTACACCTCGCAGATCAACCTCAGCCCCAAGGTGCAGTTCAAGCACGGCTGGTAAGTCATGAACTACACGCAACTTTCACAGGCCATTCAGGACTACTGCGAATCGACCGAGTCGTCGTTCGTGGCGAATATCCCTGTCTTTGTGAAGGCTGCGGAACAGCGCATCTACAACACCGTCCAGATCCCCGCGCTTCGCAAGAACGTGACGGGCACCATGACGAGCGGGACTCCGTACATGAGCCTCCCGACCGACTGGCTCGCCACGTTCTCGATCGCGGTCATCGACCCGGTGACCAACGCATACGAGTTCCTCCTGCCGAAGGACGTGAACTTCATCCGCGCTGCGTACCCCACGGTGTCCCCGAACAGCAAGCCGCAGTACTACGGTATTTTCTCACCGTACACGATGATTGTGGGGCCGACCCCGAGCGCGAACTACCAGACCGAACTGCACTACTACTATTACCCTGAGTCCATCGTGACCGCTGGTACGTCGTGGGTCGGTGACAATTTCGACACTGTTCTCCTGTATGGCTCTCTTCGCGAAGCCTACACTTACCTCAAGGGCGAGGCTGACATGATGGCCAATTACGAAGCCAAGTATCAGGAAGCCCTTGGTCAACTGAAGCGCCTTGGCGACGGGCTTGAACGTCAGGATGCTTACCGCAACGGTCAGGCCAGAGTACCTGTCACATGAACGGATTAGGCGAGATCGGAACGGTCAAGGTCTTTACCACGGTCGATCGAGGCTTCACGCCCGAAGAGATCGCGGAACGCGCCCTCGACAAAATCATCTATGTGGGTGAACGAAGCCACCCCCTTCTCCTTGAGCAGGCCCGTGCGTTCAAGGACCAACTTCGCACTGTACTCGTTCACTACCTGAAGGAAGCGCAGGACAACGAGCGGATGACCATCACCGCCAAACTCCGCGCCTCTGGACACCACAACATCGCGGACATCCTCGGAGAACTCTGATGCCTATCACCCAAGCAATGGCGACCTCTTTCAAGGTCGAAATCCTGAACGCTATCCACGCCTTCGGCACTACGGTAACCCGTGGTAGCACGGCGGCTGACACCTTCAAGATCGCCCTCTACACCTCGTCGGCCAACCTCGATGCGTCAACCACGACCTACAGCACCACCAACGAAGTGGCGACTGGCGGTGGATACACCGCTGGCGGCAACACGCTGACCACGATTGCCCCGACCTCTTCGGGCACGACGGCGTTCCTCGACTTCAACGACACGACGTGGTCCACCTCGACCATCACGGCGAACGGTGCGCTGATCTACAACAGCACCCAGTCGAACCGTGCGGTTGCTGTGCTGGCCTTCGGTAGTGACAAGTCGTCTTCGGGTGGCAACTTCACCATCCAGTTCCCGACTGCGGATGCGTCGAACGCCATCATCAGGATTGCGTGATGCGTCAGCCCGCGATGGAATGGCGTCCGACTCTTGGTTCGTGGCTGCTCCGCGTGGAGTCGCCCATCCCTGAGTGGATGGTCAAGAGATGCGTAGACTTTATGCTCAAGGTTCAGGCCGCTCGTCGTCTGGGACTCAATCCCGGCGATACGCGGGATGACCTTGACGCAAGCGTGAAGGCCCTCAACGAGGGTCGGGTGAGGCAATGGGCTGCGGGGCCGCAGATGGACGGCAGCGGCGACATCGAAGTGTTCCGGGCCACACAAGGCTCCGGCAAAGTAATCATAGGAGTCTGACAAATGGCTGCGACTTGGAGAGCAACTGGCGGCGCTATCGCCTACGCATCGAGCAAAGACATGCTCAATGTGTTCAACGGAACTTCGTCTGCGCGAATCATCCGCGTGTACCGCTGCTACTGGTTCAATAACGGAACGGCGGCGGTGACGGGCGTCCTCACGACCGCGCAGGTGCGCCGCATCACTGCGGCGTCTGGCGGCACGGCGGTGACCCCGGTCAAGCATGACACCGACAGCAGCGCCCTCAATGCGGCGACGACCTGCGGCACCAACCAGACGACCACTGGTAGCGACATCTTCCGCCGCTTCCTGTTCGTCAACGAGGAACCCATCGTCGGTGGTACCACTCAGGCGAACTGGCTGACTCTGGTCCCGTTTGCTGAAATCTGGAACGCCGGATACGGCGACACCAATGTGGAGCCTGTGACCTGCCGCGCTACGCAGGGCCTTCAGTTGTTCCACAGCGGTTCCTCTGCGGTCGGCACTGCCGACCTCGAAATCGAGTTCACTGATTCGGCTTCGTAATACATGCCTTCTTTGCGCCACAAATCCTGCGGCCATGAGTGGGTGGTGGAGCAGGAGTTGGCAGACCGTGTTCAGCAAGATTTGAACGGCGGGGTTGGCGGCTACTCGCCGCCAATCACCTGTCCCTCTTGCAAGGTTCAAGGTCGATATGTCCGTTTCGAGGTCGTGATGGAGATTCCGCCCGATGCCTGAAACGTACTACCTGCGGATGAATGCGGTGGACGTGCGTCCGCTTGAGGACGCGCTGCTCGCCATCCAGAACACGGCAACGGACGCTAGAGCGTATTTCGAGGTGGTGTCGCTGCGCGTGTCGCCCGCTGCGCCGTCGTCTGGGTTCTCGTCAGGTGCGACTGCAACGGGGCGCTCTGGCCTGTTCGGCTTGTATCGTGTGAGCGCGGTGACAGGCGGCGATACGGTGACGCCGATCAGGATGGACACGGCAGATGCCGCTCTGCCTTCGCAGGTCACGGTGGCCAACAACCCGAACAGTGTGACAACGACGGCGTTGTTCCGACGCATCAACGACACGCCGAACTTTTCGACGCAGACGGCGACAGGCTTGGGCAGTCGCACCTATGGCGGGTCGATGGTCACGCATCAGAAGGCGCACTACGCGGATGTCTGGCGCGGCGGTGAGAGCGTGAATGTCGAACCCATCATCCTGCGGGCAGGTGAGGGCATCGCGCTCGTTCAAGAAGCGTTTGGTCTTCCACACTCGATGATTGTTTCAGCGGTGGTCACGAACACCGCCACGAACGCTACCTACGTCTGCCGCTCGACCGATGTTGGCACCGACCGCACGATTGGCGGGGCGCTGTACGCCATCATGAACGGCAGTGGTTCGGGCGTTACGCTCGCGGTCAAATTGATGTTCTTGCCGATGGACGGCGAGGCCACCCTTACTCCACCGCTGCGCCTTTGCCGGATGGACGGTATCGCGCTTGACGGCGATGCCGTCACGCCTATAAGCCCCGACACGTCGAAGACCGCTCCGAGTAGCCTAAAGGTAACGAGCGGGCCGTTGCAGATTCGCTTGCCGGGCGAATGGCAGTCTGACTACTACACCACGCATGGAAACGATTTCGTCGGCGCAGGCGCAGGCGTTGCGGCATGGCTGAGATATAACCTCAACGCTGCCGTCTTCAATCGCAAGACCTACACGCCCGTCTTTCCAGATGTTGGCATCAGCAACGCCATCGGTTTTCAGTCCTCCACGATGAACGATTCCCTGATGTTCGAGGCTGATTCCGGCTCGGGCATCATCATCAAGCCCGGTCAGGGCCTTGCACTTGTGTCTGGAAGAACCTCCGTCACTGGCGAGTTCCCGCTGCTTGGCGCGTCATCGACATTCCACAACTACGACATCGAGGCGGTGATCCTCTACTACCCGCCCCCGGCTGGCGGTGGCAACACCTACTCTCGTTCTCGTGTCGTGAACAGGTAACCAATCATGCTGCTTCAAAGTACCGCTCGGGACCTGATGGTGTTCATGACCGACTCGTCTGACCATGTGACGGGCAAGACGGGCGCGACCCTGACCATCACGCTCTCCAAGAACGGAGCGGCGTTCGCCTCTATTACTCCGACTGTCACCGAGCGCGGTGATGGCTGGTACAGCCTTGCCCTGACTGCGACCCACACCAATACGCTCGGTGATTTTGTCCTTCACATCACTGCGAGCGGCGCGGACCCTACTGATCTTCGTGAGGAGGTTGTTGCGGCAGTGCCTGATGTCAACGTCTCCAAGATGAACACTGCGACCCTGTACGGTAGCGGCGCGTCTGGAGACCTCTGGCGCGGAACGCCGTGAGTTCTTTCTCGACGTCGGCGTTTTCGACGTCGGCGTTCTCAACTTCGGCATTCGACATACAGGCCGGGACGGTCACCGTCTCGGTCACAGGACTCTCTGCGTCAGCCATCCTCGGGAGCGAGACTGTCCTCACGGACATGGTCTTCCCCGTCACCGGGGTGGTCGGCACGACGACCCTTGGATCCGTCACCGTCCAGACAGGCGGCGATGTCATCATCTTCGTCTCCGGGGTCGCGGCAAGTGGCCTGCTGGGGTCTGTAACTGTCCTGACCAACGCTGTCATCCCGGTCACCGGGGTGGTGGGTACTACAGCCCTTGGAGACGAGACGGTCTCTATCAGCGCCACGGTCAACGTCACCGGGGTGGTTGGCACGACGGCCCTCGGCAACGAGACGGTCATCACCCAGACCACGGTCACCCCGACCGGGGTGTCTGCCACGGGATCGATCGGTGCAGTCACGGCCATTGGAGTGGCCAATGTCCCGGTTACGGGGGTGGTGGGAACCACTGCCCTAGGCTCCGTCACGGCGGCGATCGGCATAGATGTCTCGGTCACCGGGGTGTCTGCCACGGGGGCGATCGGTACGGTTTCGTACTTCTCGGATGTGACCGTCCTGCTGAATGGGGTATCTGCCCTCGGTGTGGTAAATTTGGCCAACGTCTGGGGTATAATCGACACCGCACAGACCCCGAACTGGACCGCTGTAGGTACTGCACAGACCCCGAACTGGACCGCTGTAGGTACTGCACAGACCCCAAACTGGACCGCCGTAGGCACTGCACAGACCCCGAACTGGAACCCCGTCTCAACTTCTCAGAGTGCGAACTGGACTGATATCGTTACTTGAGGTAACACACTATGGCATCTACTTACAGCACCAACCTTGCTCTGGAACTGATTGGCAACAACGATCAGGCTGGCTCTTGGGGCAACACCACGAACAACAACCTCGGTACCCTGATCGAGCAGGCCATCTCGGGCTATGTGACCCAAGCGGTCTCGACGGGCACTGACACGACCATCATCATCCCGAACGGTGCCACGGGCGTTGCCCGGAACATGTACATCGAGTTGACCGGGACGGGTGGCACGAACACCAACCTCATCGTCCCTGCCAACAAGAAACTCTACTTCATCTTCAACAACTCGACCGGAGCGGTGACCGTCAAAGTCTCGGGCCAGACGGGTGTGTCCGTCCCCGCCGCTGCCAAGATGAGCCTCGTCTGCAACGGCACCGATGTCGTCACGGCAATCTCTCACTTCTCCGCTCTCAGCGTCGGTTCCATCAACATCTCTGGAATCACCAGCACCCCTGCTGGCATATTCATGCACAGTCCCGGAGCGGACACCCTCGCTTGGGGCGTCGGCGGCAGCGAGCGCATGCGGCTCACTTCGGCGGGCAACCTTGGTATCGGTACGGCATCGCCGCAGGCAAAACTTGAAGTTTCAGCGGACACTGATGCTACGGTTTCTGCCCGCGTCTCTCAAAACAACTTGGGGTCTTCCGCTATCGCTTCGCTGCGGCTTGACACGCAAGGTAACAGTTGGTCAATCAGGAGCGGCAGAAACGGAGGGTACCTTTCGTTCCACGATGCTGGCGGCGAGCGGGCTAGGTTTGACAACACCGGCAACTTCGGCATCGGCGGATTGCTTGCTACCACCCCATCGCTTAACAAAGGGGTATATCTCCAGTCAGACAGCAACAACGCCGTCATTGGATACTCGCTGTATGTCAACGATGGCGTAAACGGTCGCCGTGGGTCGATGTTCTTGGATGACTCCACTGGCGTGTGGGGATGGGATGTCACTGCGTCAAGCGGCATTCCGTACTATGTCTGGAGAGTTGCAACCGCAGAAAAAATGCGTCTTACGGACGACGGCAGACTTGCTCTTGCAGAAGGCAATGCCCCGACTCAGGTTATTTCCATTTATCGCACAGGCTCTTCCAACGCCCTCCTGGCTGCGGGCAACAGCAACACCGGCCTCGACGGCACATGGTTCGGCGTCGATACAGCAGGCAACGGCATCGTTAATGTGCGCGGGGCGTTCCCGCTTCTGTTTAGCACAAATTCGCTTGAACGGATGCGCCTCGACGCGAGCGGCAACCTCGGCATCGGGACGAGTTCGCCTGCGACAAGATTGCATACCAACAAGGCTTCGCAGACTCCGGGTGACACAACG